ACGTACGGCATACGTGAGAAGATTATGTCAGCGCTTCCTGGAGAAGAAGTTGGCAAGGTAACAGAAGATTTCCTCCGTAATGCAGTACGTGACCCTAATGCACTACCTATTGTGCACGGTCATTTACTGGATGCTAACATGAATCTTAGGCCACGGGCTGTTACTAGACAAATTACATCATCATTGTTTAAGTATCTAGCGCAAATACCTGAAGATAACTGGGCACGTCATCCATTGTTCATTGACCTATATGAGAAGTCTATTCAGAAGCGTCTTGAGACGGCAGAGTTCTTAAAGGGTGGAACATTTACTCGTGAAGAGTTCGCTGACCTACAATACAACTTAACTGCAGGTGCACGAGCAGATGCTCTTAAAGGTGTAAAGGGAATCCTTTATAACGTAGAACGTCGCTCAAATGCTGCACATATGCTACGCTTTGTATCACCATTTTTCTCTGCACAAGAGAATGCAATTAAGACATGGTTCGGAATTGCTATGGACAACCCTACTATTCTTAACCGTGCTAACATTATATGGAATGCACCTGAGCGTTCAGGTCTAATTACCGATGAAAAGGGTGAGCCAGTCCCACCAGGACAGACACTAAACCCTAACAACACAATGTGGCTTCCTGTGCCTAAGGCATTAAAGAAACTTCCTATCATTGGTGAGGGGCTATCGTCACTTGACCAGATAGGTATTAGTAAGCGAAGCCTTGATGTTATGTTCCAGGGTAATCCGTTTGGCGTATCTGTCGGACCATTCGCTGCAATTCCTGTAGCAAATGTTTTGAAGTTAAAGCCAGAATTATCTGAAGTAGTATCGTTTGCATTCCCATACGGACCTGATGCATCACTATCTCAGTTCCTACCTACATGGATGCGCAACTCTTTGAAGGCTGTACAAGGCCAAAACAACGATGACTATGCTAAGACATATCAACTTATCTGGTTAACGGAACAGCAAAAGGCTCAAGAAGCTGGTACTGCCTATCTTACAGATGGAGAGATTAAGAAGAAGACTGACGCATTCTACAAGATGCGTGTAGCTGCTAACTTAATCCTACCATTTGCACCACAATTCGAAAGCCCTTACCGTTTCTATATGGATAAGTGGCGTGAATACAGCCAGACTTATGGCTTGGGTGCAGATGCTAAGTTCCTTGAAGATTATCCTGAGTACTTCGGATTTGCTACATCTTTGTCTAAGAACCCTACAGGTTCACAGGCTACAATGGATGATGTACAGAATGCTAAGCGTTATACAGACTTAATCGCTGACGTAAAGGGTGATAACTCATACCTTATTGGCCTAATTACCAAGGGTTCAGGTGCTGCCAAGTTTAATCCTACAGCATACTGGTGGCAATCAGAGACATCTATTTCACCAGGAAGTTCCGAGAAGTACCGCGGTAAGCAAGACCCTCAAGAAGCACAGCAACAGAATGCTGCTCGTGAAGGCTGGGCTAAGTACCGCCGTGCCATGGCAGTTCTTGATGCACACCTTGACAAGCGTGGACTTACATCACTACAACAGGCAGGTGCTGAAGACTTGGCCGCTGCGAAGCAGGCTATCGTTAAGCAACTAGCATCTGAAATTGACCCAGTTACAGGTCAGCCAACAGGCTCACCTAGTGCATGGTACCAAGACTACCGTGATGTTGATGGCACAAAGGGTGCAAAGACAATCATTGGATTCAAGAAGATTCTTGCTAATGAGAAGTTCATGGCAGATAATGCTGATGACCCTACATGGAAATCAGTTGCTGTATATATGAAGGCAAGAGATGCAGTTGCAGCAAGATTACGTGGACGAGCATCTAATAATATCGATGCTAAAGATAACATAGATTTGCGTATAATTCTTGACTACTATGTTAACCAACTTAAAGCTGGTGATTTAGAGTTTGCTAATATCTATGACAGATTCTTATCACAAGATAGAATCTATGACAAATATCTAGGTTCAGGACTATAGTAATCATGTTTTACCAACAAACATTTAATAGCAATGGAAAAGGTTTATAATGGCTGGAGATTCATCAAAACTTGGACCAGATTCCAAGGGATATGTAATTGACACAGTAACGGGTAAGAGAGCCAACGGTGAATACAAAAATCCACGCACTGGTATCGTATCCTATTACAGTGATGGCCTTCCAGCAAATGCTGATGGAGTCCCAGTTAGACTTAGTTTTAATCCAGATGGCACTATAAAGTCTACACCATTGCAAACACCCTCATTAGCGCCTAAACCAAAACCAACTGGCTCTACATCATCAAGCAGTACAGAAAAGTTGCTTGCTGAAAAAAAGGAATTAACAGCAAGAATTGCTGCTAATTCTAAAGTAGATATTACTGCAAATACTGCAGCGGAACGTATTGCTTCTATGGAGGCTACAAAAGCAGACCGTGCTAGACTGGCTGAGATTAATCGTCAATTAGCAGGAGAAGCCAAGACTCCACCAAAGTCTGATAAACCTGTACCTTCGCTTAAGGGACCAGCCCTTGCACCGAATGCACCTGTCGGTATTACTGATGATTTAGCTGCAGACCTTAGAGCAGCCACTGGTCTTGACATGAATGACCCATCTGTATGGGCAGCAGGAGCAGCTGGAAGTACAGCGTTTGTATATACTGGAGAAGTTAATGACCCTACAAAAGGATTAACTTTTAAGGATGGCAAACCAGTATCATCAGTTACACCTACATTAAAGTTGGCTTCAAATTATGCGGCTGACTTTTGGAATAACCAGGATTTACAGAATAGAATTATTGGTGCATATGCTGCCAAAGGCAAAACTATTAGCACTGTAGAGGCATACGGTTTATGGTCACAACTAGTGACAACTGCAGCTACAATCTATCAAGGTGGGCGTGGACCTAAGGTTACTCCACTTCAGTTACTAAATGATTCATTAAAGTCTGTAAAGGGAGATGAGCCAACTCTTCCAACTCGTTCTATTTCAGAGTTAGACAAGGTTAAAACATTCGAAGCATTAGACCAATGGGGTCTCAGTAAGATTGGTCAGAAGCTAGATGCCACCCAAAAAGAAGAACTGTTTGACCTACTTAACAAGGCCAACACTGGTACTCTTACTACCTACAAGAAGGTTAAGAACAAGAAGACTGGAAAGTTGGAGAATGTACAGGTTACTACACCTGGTCTTACTGCTGAAGCATCTGAAGCAATTGTTGAAAAGAAACTTAAGGAATCAAATCCTGAGGAATTCGAACGCCGCAAGGGATTTGAGTTTATGAAAGATATGACTAGTATCTTGTCTGGAGGTCTATAATGGCTATTAGCGACAACGATGCTACCGTAGCAGAACAACTTCAAATGATTCTTGCTCTCAAGGCTACTGACCCAGACCTTGAGAAAGCATGGCAGGCATATCTTAAAGGGGACATGGACGGCTTCCGTTCTTTCGTTTTAGGAAGTGCATTCTACCGAAACAATAACTCTATTGCTCGTACCAGACAAACTGCGGCGACTAATCAGCCTGGCGTATATGCACAAGACTTAAATGCATACAAGGTAAAGTCAAAGAAGCGTTTGATTCAGCAAGGTATTCAATGGACACCTGGTGTTGAAAAGCAAGTAGAAATTGGTTACCAGAGTGGTATGAGTGAAGACCAGGTTGACCAGTTAATTGTCAAGTCTGGCTCTATGGGCAAACTTGGTGGAAGCACCATGAGTTCCGTATCGGCATTGCAATCATTCGCTAACGCCTACGGCGTTGGCAACCTACTAAACACTGCATATTGGGATACAAAGTCGACAGCATTATTTGCTGGTGAGACTACAACAGACGATATCATGAATGATATTAAGAATCTTTCCGCTAGCGCATACCCTGCATATGCAGAAGGAATCAAGAATAACGTATCTTTGTCAGCCCTTGCATCTAACGTAACATCTTCAGTAGCTAACATTCTAGAACTAGACCCAGATACAGTAGACTTTAATAATCCTTTGGTTAAAAGAATCATGGGTTACATTAACCCTACTACTGGCAAGCAAGAGATAATGCCACAATGGATGGTTGACAAGACAATCAAGAGTTCACCTGACTGGGTATATACAAACAATGCACGTAACACTATTGATTCACTTACTACTAAAGTATTCAGCGATTGGGGTCTGATGTAATGAGATACAATCCAGAATTAATGATGGTTGATGGTGAAGGTGGCGGTGTACCCAATAACCCTACGCTAACTCCAGCACAGATGCAAACAGCTGTTAGAAAACTAGGAGCAGGTCAGCCATTAACTGATGCTGAAAAAATTGCATTAGGTGTTCCAGTAAGCGTAAGCCCTGCTGCTGCACCAAGTGAAGTTCTAAGTGGACCAGTGGGCATGGACGACCCACGTTACTACACAATGAAGGTCGGCTCAACTGGTAAAACCTCTGCACAATTGGCAGCATTTGAGAATGCTACTAATACTGCTACAGTAATTAACCAAAACGTGCCTGGATATAAGTCAACTGTAGACCCAATAACTGGTCAAGTAACTACCAAAAAGACCACAACCGCTACCCCACCACCTCCTCCAGGAGTTGTACCAAATGCTCCGTCACCGCAAACTATTATTAATAACATAACTGACCCTGCTGTACTTGCTCTGATTCAATCATTAAATTCTCAAATTGCTAACTTATCTAATGCAAACAAAACAGCCGCAGACTTAGCGGCAGCTGAGAAGAAAGCTGCAGCAGAGACTACACGTAAGAATGCTATAGATGTTCTTACTGAGCGCTTTCAGCGTTATGGTCTAGGCAGTCTTGTTAATAAGATTAAAGAACTAGCAATTGATGGCGCAACTGAAGCAACGATTACATTAGGCTTGCAAGAGACTCAAGAGTACAAGACGCGCTTCAAGGCAAATGAAGCACGCATTAAGAAGGGCTTAGCAGTTCTTAATCCTGGAGAGTACCTTAATGTTGAAGATGGCTATCGCCAGGTTCTACGTGCGTATGGACTCAAGCAGTTTGATACTGATGATTATGTATCTCAGTTCATCGCTAATGACGTATCTGCTGCAGAACTTTCTAACCGTGTGGTTACAGCAGTACAGCGTGTACAGAATGCTGACCCTGCTATCTCACAGCAACTACGTGATTTCTATGGCATTGGCCAAGCAGACCTAGTTGCTTATGTACTAGACCCTAACCAGCAGTTCCAGAAGATTGAACGTCAGGTTGCAGCATCTGAAATTGGTGTAGCAGCGGCACGTCAAGGGCTAAAGACTGGTGTATCAGTTGCTGAACAACTAGCAGCACAAGGTGTTACACAGGCAGAAGCACAAAAGGGTTACGCAACTATTGCAGATATCCTTCCAACTGCTGAGAAACTATCTGATATCTATGGCACAACTCTTGATAGTTATGGCCAGACAGAAGCTGAGCAAGAGGTATTTAATAGTCTAGCATCAGCACAACGTAAGCGTCAAAAACTTACACAACGTGAAATTGCATCCTTTAGTGGTGCAGCAGGCACGAACAAAACAAGTCTTACTACATCTGCAGTAGGACAATTCTAGAATCCTGAACGGACCTATCGGCCCCGTCAGAGTAATAGACCGATAGTAGGAGCCAGCCAATTTCCCCGAATTGAACTGTGGCCTGCGAACTAACAACGAATAGAAGGGTGGGTTGCTATGAGCAACAACTACTGGGACGACGAAGACGAAGACCAAGATACCGACACAGATACACATATGGACGGCAGTGACTTACTTAAAAAGTTACGTAAAGCCAAGCGTGCAGATGAAAAGCGTATTAAGGAACTCACTGAGCAACTTGAGGGATTTTCCAAGGCGCAGCGTGAGTCTACCGTTAAGTCAGTACTAGAAAAGAAGGGTGTAAACCAAAAGGCAGCACGTCTAATCCTTAAGGATTTAGATGGAGATTTCTCTGAAGAATCAGTTTCTAACTGGCTCAACGATAACGGCGAACTATTTGGTTTAGAAGTATCAAACAGACCTGACGAACAAAACCTAGCGACGCTACGTCAGCAGGACGTCATGACTCAAAATGCTTCCACCCCAGACAGAGCACAGGACTTAGAGCAACGCATGGATAATGCAAACTCTATGGAGGAACTCCTCACCCTGATGCAGTCACAACAATAATATCCGTTCATAGTCAAGGAGACTAAAAGAAATGCCTAACGCATATACAGATACGTCGAGCACATCATTCGGCGGTACAGTAGGCGGCGCAGGCCTCGTACAGAAGGCATATGACCGCCTTCTCGAGTTCGCTCTCCGTTCAGAACCCCTAATTCGTTCTGTCGCAGATAAGCGCCCCGCACGTCAAGCAATCCCAGGTTCAACTGTAGTTCTACAGAAGTACGTTGACCTAGACACAAAGACATCTACTCTAACAGAAACAGTTGACCCAGATGCAGTAGCATTGTCAACACCAACATCTGTTACAGTAACACTTAACGAGTACGGTAACGCTGTACTTGTAACACGCGCATTGGAACTATTCTCTCTAGCAGATGTAGACCCAGCAATCGCAAACATCATTGCATACAACCTAGCCGATTCTATCGACGTAGTTGCAATGAACACACTTCGCTCAGGCTCAAACAACATCTTCGCAGGCAATGCAACAGCAACTGCTAACGTAGATGCAGCCGATACACTAGACTCAGCAGACATCCGCAAGGCTGTTGCTAAGCTACGTTCTAACAAGGCTAAGGGCCGTCGCGGAAATGCATACTGGGTTGGTATCCACCCAGAAGTTTCACACGACCTTCGTGCAGAAACAGGCGACCTTGGATGGCGCTACCCACAGTCACAGTCTGCTTCAGAAGCAAGCAAGATTTGGGCTGGAGAAATCGGTGAGTACGAAGGCGCATTCTTCGTAGAGTCATCACGTCTGTACAACGCTAAGACAGGTGCAGACCAGTCAGCATTGGCAACAACAGCAGTAACAGTAGCAGGAACATCAGCTGGATTCACATTCGGCGTTGCTTCATCTGCAGTTATCGCAACACGCGCTGAAGTTGGTGACAAGATTGCAGGAACAGGTATCGCTTCAGGTGCTAAGATTACTGCTATCACTACATCAGGTTCAACAACTACATTTACTGTAGACACAGCAAACACAGCAGCAGTAACAGTTTCAACAACTGTAACTGTAACACCAGTAACACGTGTCTTCGACACAATCGTTGCAGGTTCACAGGCAATGGCAGAAGCTGTAGCTGAAGAGCCACACGTAGTTATCGGTAACGTAACTGATAAGTTGATGCGCTTCCGCCCAATGGGTTGGTACGGCGTACTTGGCTTCTCAGTATACCGCGATGAGGCTCTATACCGAATCACATCAGGTTCATCAATCGCTGCTCTCTAGTAGTTAATTGACTGCTGGACAGGGGAAACCCTGTCTGGTGGTGAGTCCACTAAAGGAGGAGTCATGACAGATTACATCTTCGAGACACCAACTGTCGATGAAGGCTTTGAAGGAGTTCAACGACTCTTTACATTTTACAAGTTAGCACGTGGTATCAGTATTATCAGAGTCAATGGAACTTACCGTCAGGTTCGCTATCCATACGATGGTGACTTAGATACTTATCAAGAAGTATATCTTGGTGGTAGCAAGTACACTGTAGATGAGACAACTCGAGAGAATCTAATTAACGGAAACGTTGGAGTTACGACAGCAAACTTTACCGCAATATAGGGGACATATGGGACACGAACACGCAAGCAAAGTTCTTGAATGGGCATACAAACTAGTAGACGGAGATATGATTCCATACTCTGCTCTTTATGGGTGTGTGTACTGTGATGCTACATCAACAGAACCTTTTCCTGATGAGAATGACATCTTTGTAGACCATACCAAGTGTGGTCCTGAATGTTTCGGGTGCAAAGCAAGAGGGCTTCAAATGAATACTGGCGATGCCAATAGTCAAAGAAATGCTCCTCGTAAAAGATTTGAAAGCGAATTAACAGCATACGCTAATGCGAAGGCACAAGGAATCCAACCTGGTGGCACTTCGATGGAGAAGATTCGTGAGGCAGAAAGAGCCTCCGAAGTATTGAATAAGCCATACAATGCTAATTCAATGCCAGATGCAAAACACGTAAATCAATCAACCGCAGCGGTAATGAAAGAGATAGGACAAGTATAATGCCAAAAGTAGGAATGAAGGAATTTGCATACACAGCAAAAGGAATGGCAATGGCTAAGGCTGAGGCTAAGAAAACTGGCAAGCCAATGAAGAAGGCTGCTAAGAAAGTTGCTAAGAAGATGGTTATGAAGAAGATGGGCAAGAAGAAGTAAATGCCTAAGATGACACCGCAGGATGCTGCGATGCTTAAGATTTTTCAGAAGGAATACGGCACAATGGTATATCCGTCACCAGTTCGTGCATCAACAGCGGATAGCGCACGCAGACAGAACGCAGCAAAGTTAGCCAAGAAGAAAACAAAGAAGGACTAAAATGTCAGACCCAAGACTAAAGCGAGCAGGAGTATCAGGCTTCAACAAGCCTAAGCGTACACCAAACCACCCCAAGAAGAGCCACGTAGTTGTGGCTAAAGAAGGTAGCAAGGTTAAGACTATTCGCTTTGGTCAACAGGGTGTGACTGGCGATAGACAACCAACTAAACGCCAAGCCTCCTTTAAGGCACGTCACGCAAAGAATATTGCTAAGGGCAAGATGTCTGCTGCATACTGGGCGGATAAAGTAAAATGGTAGCAAAGAAAAAGGCTAAGTCAAAAGTCAATGCTGCTGGCAACTATACCAAGCCTGGCATGCGTGCTTCATTGTTTAAGAAGATTAAGGCTGGCTCTAAGGGTGGAGACCCTGGAGAATGGTCTGCTCGTAAAGCACAACTACTTGCTGTTCAGTATAAGAAGGCAGGCGGAGGCTACAAGTAATGGCACTTGCTAAGTCACAGCAGTCACTTAAGAAGTGGACTGCGCAGAAGTGGAAGACCTCTGATGGCAAGCCATCTAAAGGAAAGAAAAGATATTTACCAGAAGCAGCATGGGCTGCACTGAGTCCTGCAGAAAAAGCAGCAACCAATAAGGCCAAGGCTAAAGGTAATGCTAAAGGTAAGCAGTTTGTAAAACAACCAAAGTCAATAGCAAAGAAGGCTGCGAGGTTTAGATAATGGCAGTAGGAGTAGCAGGTAGCACATTTGCTGACGAGTTAAATCGTCTTGCAAATGGTGGAACATACCCCACACCAGATAAGTACCAATCTGAGCAAGGTGCAGCAAATAACTATGCTGATACTAGTGGCTTGGGTATTATAGCAGCATTAAATATTAAAGCCGACACAAACCGTCAGCCTGATGATTACAAGATGATGAACGCCATCTGTAATGAATTAGCAGGAACTACTGGGCTATCAGCCGTTGTTGCACTAAGGAGCATAGACCTATGACAACTTTAGCACAGATGATTGATGAAGTCCTTATCAACCTTTCAGGTTATACATACCAACAGGACCGCTCAACATATCTTAAGACTGCAGTCACCACACTAACATCACCAAGTACAGCACCTACAATCCTATCTCTAGGAGATACGAGCAACGTAGGTAAAGGTATCCTTGAGATTGATGAAGAGTTAATGTGGGTTGATTCATTTGACCGCGTATCTAATACAGCAACTGTCTCACCATATGGACGTGGGTATTTGGGAACACCAGCAACTACACACGCTGCTGATACAAAGGTAACTATCTCACCTATCTTCCCACGCTATGTAGTTAAGAAAGCAATCAACGATACTATCCGAGCAATGGGTGCAAGCCTGTTGTCTATCAAGCAGACCACCTTCACATTTAATGCGGCAATCAATACATATGAATTTGAGAACCTAAGCATTGAAAATATTCTTACTATGTCATGGCAGGATACAGGTCCTTCTAAAGAGTGGATTCGTATTCGTCGTTGGGACTTTGACCCATTTGCAGATGTAGACACTTGGGGTTCAGGCTCACAGACAGTTACTATCTACGACTGGATTACTCCAGGACGTACAGTAAAGGTTATGTATGCAACACCACCATCAACACTAGAGAACAGTTCAGATGTATTCACGACTACTACAGGTTACGCTGAATCAGCGCGTGACATTGTAATTCTTGGTGCATCATACAGGTTATTGGCTTACCTTGACCCAGCACGCGCAGGTCAGATTAGCCCGCAGGCGGACGAAACAGATGGCAAGCGCCCATACGGTGCAAGTGCATCAGCAACAAAGCAACTCTTTGCTCTTTACTCACAGCGTCTTAATGAGGAAGTTGCAACACTGCAAAACCAATATCCGCCACGAATTCATTATACTCGATAGGAATATAAATGACAACACGCAATTACTCCTCTCGCTCCCAGCAAACAACACTGACAAGCGCCGTTACCGCTGGCGCATCGTCAATGGTTGTCGTTTCAGGTACAGCGCTCTTGGGTGGTGTAACCATCCCTGCGGGAACAACCTTTACTATCGTAGTAGACCCAGATACAGCACTCGAAGAAATTGTAGATGCCACCGCGGTATCAACCAATACCTTCACGATAACACGTGCTATTGATGGCTCATCTGCCCAGGCTCACTCTGCTGGTGCTGTTGTTCGTCACATGGCTATCGGTCGTGACTACCGCGAAGCCAATACTCATATCGAGGCTTCTACGGGTGTACACGGTATCTCTAACTCATCTTCTGTAGTCGGAACAATCGACACCCAAACACTAACTAATAAGACCCTTACAGCACCTACAATCACTAACCCTAGCATCTCAGGTGCTGGTGTAGATGCAAGCATTGTCTTTGAGGGTGCTACTGCAGATGCGTATGAGACTACTCTCACAGTAACAGACCCAACTCAAGATAATACAATCACCCTACCTAATACAACTGGTACAGTAGTCATTGCTACAGCAACTCAGACATTAACAAACAAGACTTTAACAAGCCCAACTATTTCAGGTAGCCCTGTTATCACAGGTCTATCATCTGCTGGCATGTCAACATCATCTGCTGCTCCAAAGGATTACGTAGATAGTATTCTAGGTTCCGCAACAGCAGCATCTACTAGTGCAACATCTGCTGCAGCAAGTGCTACCGCAGCCGCTACATCGGCAACCAGTGCAGCAGCAAGTGCAACGGCATCTGCTACATCTGCTACAGCCTCAGCAACAAGCGCTACGGCAGCAGCAACTTCTGCTACAAGTGCAGCAGCCTCTGCGACAGCAGCGGCGACTAGCGCAACCAGTTCTGCAACTAGCGCTACAGCAGCAGCGACATCAGCCACATCCGCTGCAGCAAGCGCAACAGCAGCAGCAACGTCAGCAACATCTGCTGCAGCAAGCGCAGTAACTGCTGCTAACTCAGTAGCAACAATCGCAGGCTATGCAACTTCGTCAGCCAACTCAGCAACTGCTGCTGCTACATCTGCAGCAAGTGCTGCAACATCAGCGACTAGTGCTGCTGCATCATACGATGCCTTCGATGACCGCTATCTTGGTAGCAAAACATCTGACCCTACATTAGATAATGATGGCAATGCGTTACTGGTTGGTGCTTTATACTTTAACTCAGTAATTAATGCTATGAAAGTCTACAATGGTTCCTCTTGGGATTTAGTAGCACCTGACACATCTAACTTTATTCAGAAAACTGTAGTTAGTGCCAAGGGCTCAATTATTGCAGCAACTTCATCTGCAACCCCAGCGGAACTAACCGTAGCGGCAACTAATGGCTACGTTCTCAGCGTAAACTCAGCAAGTGCTACAGGGCTTGAATGGGCTGCGCCCAATCCTGGAGATATTACGGGAGTTACGGCTGGAACTGGTCTTACAGGTGGAGGCACATCTGGAGCAGTAACGGTGCAACTTGACACATCCTCTATTTACGTGGTACCATCACAATCGGGACAGTCAGGTAAATATTTAACTACCAACGGAACAGCAGCAAGTTGGGCAGCCGTTGACATAACTTCAATTCAAGACAACTATATCCTCGTCCTTATGGGCGCAATCTAAGAAAGGCGTAGTAACTAATGGCTACCGTATCAAAGACCCTGGCTCGCACAGCAGCAGCAACATCAAGCACTACTCTATACACAGTCCCATCCGCAACTACAACTGTAGTAACTGACATTGTAGTAACTAATACTGCAACATCTACTGCTAACTTTACTCTAAGTTTTAACGATGTAGTGTTTGCTCAAAATGTAACTGTAGGTGCAACTGACTCAACTATTATTCAAGTAAAGCAACCTCTTGCTGCTACTCAAACAATCAAAGGCTTAGCCTCTGCTACAACAGTTAACTTTCACATTGGCGGAGTGGAGATTTCCTAGTGGCAGTCTATAAGACGTCTAACTCTGGATTACTGACAAGGGTAACGTACAGTTCTTTCCTTGCGGGAAACACAGCATACGTACCGCCATTTGAGCCTACTGGTGCCTACGATTCTATTGCTACTACTACTCTAACAACAAGCACAGCGGATATTACATTTACTTCTATTCCAAGCACATACAAACATTTGCAAATTAGATTTTTAGCACAGTGTGATAATAGCGCAACAGCGGCAGATAATCTTGCTTTTAGATTTAATTCCGATACTGGCGGTAACTATACTCGTCATTACATAGATGGCGCAGGTGGTGGGGGTGTTGCTACTTACGGCGCTAATGCCAATGTTTCACAAGTATATGCAACTTGTGCTCAAACATCTCCAACTTATCCAAATGTTTTTGGTGTAGGATTTTTGGATATTTTAGACTATTCTAATACTAGTAAAAACACAACAACTAGAGCATTTAGTGGTGTTGATTTTAATGGCAGTGGTGGCGCGGTTCAGTTTACATCAGGTTTATGGCGTAACACTGCTGCAATTACAAGCATTAATATTAGAGCGTTATCAGGTAATCTAAAACAATACTCACAATTTGCTCTATATGGAATTAAGGGAGATTAATTATGGCAGCAGGAAATACATATGTTGCAATAGCAACAGAAACCCTTGCATCAGCACAATCATCTGTTACATTTTCATCAATTCCATCTACATATACTGATTTAATATTGGTATGTTCAATGTTTCCAACCACGACAGCAACAGGTAACTATGGACAAATTCAAGTAGGTAACGGTTCTGTTGACACTGGTTCTAATTACTCTGACACTGCAATGTATGGTAATACAACAACAACAAATAGTTATAGAGATACTTCTCAAAGCCTTTGGTGGTTAAATGTTGCAGGTGCAAACTTCCAAAGTGCAACATCTCCTTTAATTTCAATTATTAATATAATGAATTACTCTAACGCTACAACAAATAAAACTGCTTTAATCCGCAGCGGCAATCCTGCTGGTTCTGTAACTTATGCAGATGTTGCCTTATGGCGTAGTAATTCTGCAATTAACACAGTCAAAGTAATGATTAGCGCATCAACTTTTGCTGCAGGTTCAACTTTCTCACTATACGGAATTGCGAGTGCTTAAATATGCCTGATAACTATATCCTTTTAGAAAAAATTACCATTGGTGCATCAAGCCCATCTTCTGTAGTATTTTCTAACATACCTCAAACTGGTTACACAGATTTAGTACTTAAGGGTTCTGTCAAAACAACACAGGCTGCAACTTATGGTTTACTTTCAATACGACCTAATGGAAGTAGTACTAATTTAACTGGCATAAGAGTTTATGGTGGAGACGGTAATGCTTACGCTGACGATACGGCTACTCTTGCTTTTATAAGTGGTACATCTACTGAAACAAATACATTTGGAAGTTTTGAAACATACATTACAAATTACGCAGGCTCAAATTTCAAAACATTTACATCGGAAAGTACTGGCGAAAGAAACCAAACAAATGATACATATATGGGATTTAGTAGCATTTTATGGTCAAATACTGCAGCAATTACTTCATTAGAAATTATGCCTGGTGCTGTAGGATTTATTGAAGGTTCAACCTTTTACCTATACGGTGTAGCAAAGTTAGGTACAACTCCTGCCATTGCACCTAAAGCATTAGGTGGAAGCATTATTGAAACTGATGGTACTTACTGGTATCACGCATTCCTGTCATCAGGAACATTTACTCCTGTTGAAACTTTATCTTGTGATGTGCTTGTAATAGCAGGTGGCGGTGGAGGTGGTTACTACAACGGTGGTGGTGGTGGTGCTGGAGGATTACAAGCATTTACTAGTCAATCTATATCAAGCAGTAAAACAATTACTATTGGTGCAGGTGCGCCCCAACCAGCGGGTTACGTTGATTCATCAAACGGCAACGATTCAACATTTCAAGGTTTAACCGCCTCTGTTGGCGGCGGCGCTGGTTCAAGTTATTACACAAAGCTTTCACAGGTTGGCGGTTCAGGCGGCGGCGGCGGAATGGATTACAACACAAGCGGTTCGGCAGGAACAGCAGGTCAAGGTAATGCAGGAGCAAATGGAAACGGCACAACGGTTGCTGGTGGCGGTGGCGGTGCGGGTGGTGCGGGTCAAGCGGGTGCATCAGGTGGCGCGGGCGGTGTCGGTTCATCGACTTACTCTTCTTGGGGGTCAGTAACAGGCACAGGTCAAAATGTGTCAGGAACTTATTACTATGCAGGTGGTGGTGGTTGGTTAACAGGTGGCTCAGGTGGTGGTGGTGCAAATGCTTCTAGCGGAGTGGCTAACACTGGCGGCGGTGGCGGTTGCGGTAAAGGCGTTACAAACGGCACAGGCGGAGGTTCAGGTATTGTGATTGTGAGGTATACAGTATGAGTCATTGGGCAGAAGTAGATAACAACAACGTAGTACTACGTGTTCTAGTAGGACCTAACTATGGAGATGAAGGCGAAGCCTTCTTTAACGCACTTGGCGGTACTTGGGTTAAAACAAGTTACAACAACAATATCCGTAAAAACTTTGCAGGTATTGGCTACGCATATGACCCAACACTAGATGGATTTATTCCACCTAAGTGCCACGATGAAGCAGTACTAGATGAGGCAACTTGTCTTTGGATTTGCAATAACGAACAACATACTATCAAGGAGATAATCTAATGTCAGAGACACTAACAAAAATAATCGTAGACTGCTCAACTGGTGTAGTGGCAGAAGTGCCATTGACTGGTGAAGAAATTGCACAGCGTGAGGCTGATGTTATTGCAGCAGCAGAACAGAAGGCACTACAAGATGCAGCAGTTGCCGCAGAAGAAGCAGCCAAAGAATCTGCTAAGGCTAAACTAGCAACACTTGGTCTAACACCAGAAGAAATCGCAGCACTATCTAAGTAACGGAAGCGGGGACGCAATGATTCAACCAAAAGAAACAGTAGCCATTGGCTGGTGCGATGGTGGTATGGTAGATGGTAAATTTACTGAGGGACTGATGTCTGCAGTAATTACTGGCGGGGCTAACAAGATGCCAATTAGTACATCCATCAGAGTGCAAGGTAATCAAATTGGCAGACAACGCCAAGTTTTATTTGATTACTGGGCTGACAATATGAAGACTGACTGGCTACTATGGGTAGATTCAGACATTGTTCTAACACCAGAAGTAATGCAGAAATTATGGGCAACTGCTGACAAGCATCACCGTCCTGTAGTAAGTGGCGTGTACTTCATCTCTAAGGAGAATGAAGGCACATTGATGAAGCCATATCCAGTACTCTTTAATGATGTATCTGAGTATGAGATTCAGTATGTACACCCACTACCACAGAACGAAGTTATCAAGTGTGACTCAGCAGGATTTGGGCTAGTGCTTATGCACAGGTCTATCGTGTCCACTATGCGAGACAAGCATCCTAACCAGTCCCTATTTATGGAGACTGCAGGCGGAACCGATGACCAGTTTATCGGTGAAGATATCATCTTCTTCCGCAAGATGAAGGCTGCTGGTATCCCACTACATGCACACACTGGTGCTCTAGTAAAGCATATGAAGCGCTTTGCGCTTGACTATGATTACTATGGTATGTACTGGACAATGGATAGTATTCAAAAGAAAATGAAAGAACAACCAAACTAAGGAGTCTACGTGGCTGGTCGTGATATTACCGAAGGTCGTGCAACGCGGGCAATTGCTGTTGATGTTGGTGTAGTTTCTACTACATCCATCTGGCAGAACACTGATGTAGCATACGATACTGCTATTGGCGGTATGCCGTTTATTTATGCTATCAGCGATGCACGTCCTTATATCCGACAGACTGCACCGTTCCGTAAGGAACAGTTCGACAATCAGACTGAACCAGGCGAGCAATCACTTACTGGTTGGTGGATTCGTAGTCAGCAGTCTTTCCACGGTGGAGACGGTATAACCTTTTACGACCCAGCCCAGACTGCATCTAACTCACCTGACCACTATCGCTTTGCCGATAGCAAGGGTGTAGATGTATGGACACAGGGTAAAGTAACGCTACTTAATAATGTTAATGTAGGACACATTACAACTGGAGCAATCAAATCTAATGGTCGCCCAAATCAATACCTACGTTCGATTAGATGGAATGATACTCCAGGCGTTTTATTGGCAGATGAATATGATGTTGATAAGATTGATACCGATGGCAATGAGACACACTTCATTAACTACAATGCTGGCACAGATTCAGCGGTATATGCTATCTGCGACGATGGAACATTTGCCTACTGGATTACTAACACATCAACCAAAAAGACTGTATACAAGAAGCCACTGACTGGCACTTCTGCATCTACAGCAGATGTTACACTGATGTTTGATGAGATTGGCACAATCAACAACGCTGCTATGGAGTATGTAAAAGAGCGTATTGTTATGTGCGCCGATAACAAGGTGTATGAGTTTGCTGCATCTGCAGTAGCGATGCCAAGCCCTGTATACACACACCCATCAACAACCCATGTGTACACATCTGTTGCTGCTTCTGGTCCTGCCATTTACGTATCTGGCTACAATGGAATCCAGTCTAGCATCATCAAGTTTACCCTATCAACTGCTGGCGTTATGCCAACATTGACATCTGCAATTACTGCAGCAGAGTTCCCAGTAGGTGAAATCGTACATAAGATTCACTACTACTTAGGTTATATGATTATTGGAACTAACAAGGGAATCCGCGTTGCAGTAGTTTCAGACCAAGACGGTTCACTTACTTATGGACCTCTTATCGTAGAGACAAGCCAGCCTTGCTATGATTTTGCTAGCCGTGACCATTATGTATGGTGTGCAACTGGCGTAGATGGCGAACCTGGAGTTATCCGTATTGACCTAAGTCTACAGTTGGAAGCATTGCGCTTTGCTTATGCAAACGATATCTATTATGGTGGAGTTACAGGCCGTGTCACTACTGCTTGCGCATTTGCTAACGGCACTGACCAATTAGTATTTGCATCCACTGGTTTAACTGTTGGTGGCACAATTACCAATAAGGTTATGACATCAGGTGTTGCAACACTAACAACCGCTACAGCCCATGGGTTGACTACTGGAGATGCTGTATGGGTAGAGGGAGTTGATTCTAACTTTAACTCTTCTACTGGTCCTTGGACTGTGACGAGTGCAACAACAACAACCTTTACATACACTAGCGCGGTGACTTCAACCGTGGCATCGACTGCAGTATCATCAGCGACAGCAGTAGCCAATACTCCTGGCTCTACATACATTCAAGATGACACAGAACTGCTACCAACTGGATACATACAGACTGGCTACATTCGCTACAACACGCTAGAGCCAAAGAACTTCAAGCGTCTTATTGCACGCGGTGACTATACCTATGGCTCAATGACACTGGAAACAGTTACAGCAGATGGCACTGAGTACGATGTCGTATCTTACGATGCGTCAGTCCCGCCAGTAGAAGTAACTACATCTAATCCACAAGAAGCACAGGAATATCTGGCTTATAAGTTCCTCTTATTCCGTGATGGTGTTGACAACACTAAGGGACCAATCATGGAAGGCTATCAGGCTAAGTCGACTATCGCTACGCCTCGCCAACGAGTAATGAGATTCCCCGTCTATTGCTATGACGTGGAGACAGACCGATACAATGTACAGGTTGGATA